GCCTGACGTGTGTCTCCAAAGCTCTCTACAAGAGCATCCCTCGTTGCGCCTTCGACGCCAGGGGCTATCATGTATCTCGCAACTGCCACCGCTTGATCCGTGGACCGCGGTTCAGGAAACATGTCCCTGGCTTTGTCTGCCTGTGTGGCTAGGCCCTTACCCTCACGACGCGCTGCCAAAAGGTTTTCATACGTCCTCTCAAAGGACGGCCCCTCGGTAGCCAGAATATCTTCCGTCACAGGTCTTTCAGGAGCGCGAATAATGTTGTTTATGAGGTTTCTGACTTCAGGATCTGAAGGATGCCCAAGGCGTTTTCCCGTCTGTTCCCAACCAGGGCCCCATTGCAGTGATGTACGCTGGGGTGGTCCCGTCAGCCTACGAGTTCCTAACGAGTGAACGCCCTCCCGCTTCTGGATTTCTGCTTTTATATCAGAAACACGTTTCGTCTCTCCAGGGGTTCGTCTTGGATTGGTGGTTAATCTGCGATAATAGTTCTGTAGGACCCCTCTCAAAGCTTGTTGTGTAGGTGTCATAGAACCCGTCAAAAGACTTGTCGGCGTCTGTTGCTGGCCCATTAAAGAGCCAATCCCCTTTGCTGCTCCTACCAGTACTTTTCCTGCACGAGCAGGAGGAATAAAATTAATGAATTCACGTAAAAGCGCGGCCTCTTTGGGTTCAAAACCAGTACGGTCAGAACCGCCCTTAACGCCGCCCGCAAGTTGCCTCTCCAGGTCAGCGAGATTTCTCGCAGCGTCCGCTAAATCCGCACGGCGACCTATCGGACCACCTTCTGCTTTGGGCACTACACCATAACCCATAAAATCCGAAGCCTGTCCAGGAGGTATGGGAAATCCCTTTTCTCGTCTAAGCCTTTCCGCTGATTGTTGAATAAACAATAACCCTTTTTGAATATCTGGCCGCTTTAGTACGGCATCTATCGGTAGTCTCCAGCGCCTATTCCACCAAGCTTTTTCCTCTTTTCTTTCTAAATCCTCTGGGTTTATATACCTGGAATGTTCTAATAATCTTACCCAAATCTCTTCATTATAACTCTTCGACAAAAATCTTTCTTTTTTATTGCGAACACCTGTCTTAGAAACTCTAAGTGCAGCAGTAAGTTGAGGCAGTTTAAAATCTTCAACATTTAACAGTAGTTCATCTATACCTCTATGTGCAGATTCGTGAAATATGGTTTTTTTAGGATGGTCCCCCTGCTCTGCTCTAATATAATCTCCTTCCTCATATAATTCCGGTCTATCTGAACTAGCTATTATTTCTTTCCAGATATTTTTTTCCCTTTCCGTAACGTTCTCAAGGTCTATTCTATTAACACCATATCTCCCTGCCTCGTTTGTTCTAATGGGACTAGTAGTTAATCTTGTGGGATCAAGACCCAATTCAACTAAAGGAAATTTCCCCCTTTCTTCAGTTAAGACTTGTCTTACCTTTCTGCTTTCTGGGGTGGTTCTTCTTATCGCAGCAGGAAGAAAAGGGTCCTTCATTCCCAGTTCTTCAACTTCTTGTGTAGTATAGTGTCCTAAGCCTTTTTGCGTTGCTTCATATGTTCGCAAAAAATCTGGATCGTCTATTTGCCCTTTTCTTATACCCCCTACATACTCGCTTACTTCTGGGCCCCATAATTTATCTGATCCTGTGGATTCAGATTTAATATCGCGTAGACGCTGGCTGATACGTTCCCGTGATTTAACCATAATACGCCTCAAACCTCACGGTCCGTGGTTCGTCGTCCTGGTAATCCGTCGGAAGCTGGACAAAATTACCCTGCCGGTAACGCATCAAAGCCTGTGTGGTGCTGTCCACCAAATCGTCATACTCCCCATTGGGAAAAGCTGCACATTCTTCAATGACCTCTTCTGCCCACCGCTCATCAGGAGCCCAAATCACACCAGACTCAAATAATGGCGAAATGGAATGAACCCGCGATAACTTATCATTACCACGGCTGGGGGTAAAGTTTACTACAGGAATGCCAACGTTCCTTAGCTCATGGGTAAGAGGCAGTCCTGACGCCTTCGCCTCGACAATAACCGTCTCCGGATCCCAAAACTTATATTGCTCCAACGCGATTGCCTTCAGTTCAGGAAATTCCCACCTGCCCTTCTTGGCATCCAGCAAGATCAAATTAGGCGGTCCTCCCGCCTCATCAGGATAAAATACGCCCCAAGTCGTTATCGCGCTGAAGTCCGCCGTCTCACGTTTACTATACGCCGTATCATAGCTTTGAATGACGTACTGAAGATCCGGTACCTTTTCCTTATCCCAGACTTTCCACCACTCGCGCTTGAGTATCGATATCTCGTCGCCGGTGGGATTTTGTTGATACTGCGCGTTCCACTTGTACGGCGGCACCGAATATTTAACACCGTTCAGCTCCTCTATAGACCAAAATTCCGGCCAGCAAGCCTGCCCGGATGGCAAAACAGCAGGAAGCTCCACGACCTCCCACTGATCCGCTTTAGGGTCTTTTATCTGAGCCCGGACCAGTTGTCCCGTCATATCTTTCTCGGACCAACGAGTCTGTACCAAAACAATAGACGCCCCCGGCTGGAGCCTCTGTCGGGGCCCGCCAGTGTACCAGTCCCACGCGTCGTCAAAGCCCGTATTGGACATGGCCGTCTGCTCGGAATGAGGGTCGTCTATGATCAGTAAGTCCGCACCACGACCGGCCAAGTTCGAGCCAACGCCCACAGCGTAGTACATCCCACCCTGTTTCGTGTCCCAGCGTCCCGCCGCCTTACTGTCTACGGATAGCTGCGTATTTGGAAATATTTCCTGATAATACTCCTCCTCTATAAGGTTCTTCACCTTCCGGCCAAAGTTCACAGCAAGTTCCGTGGTATGCGTTGCCTGAATGATTTTGAGTTTCGGATTGAGCCCGATCATCCACGCAGGGAACAAAAAGCTAGCGAACTCCGACTTCGTGTGCCGTGGTGCCATGTTGATGATCAGACGTTTCAGTTCGCCTTTTGCTACGCGCTCGAACTTCTCCGCAATCGTCCCATGGTGGTGACCAAAGATGAACTCCGGCCACATCGCCTTGACGAAGGTCAAAAAGTTGTCTTGACACTTGTCTACCCTCTCCAACTGCGCCAAGCGCAATTGAAGCTTCAGCTTCTTGTCAAGAAGTTCCGGGGGCCCCTTAAAAGCCATCGAAGCTAGTACTCATTCTCAACGACCTCGGTTATGCGTGTCCAATCCAAAGGATCCTCAAACTCTTTAACCGGCTTTGCGGCCTTTATACCGTCCATGGATAGGGGGACCACTTGTTCCGGTGGATACAGTAAAAGTCTCGGCTCTCCGTTTTTCGGATCGTGCCTGACAAAAAGCCATATGCTGGCATGTTCGTGCCTGCGGAAAAACCCAACCTGATGCGGAGAAAGCCGTACTGAATTGTCTTTTGTGTACTTCAGTTCTATCAGATGAAAACGTCCTTTGGCATCACATACCAGAATATCAGGAACCCCCGGAAGTGCCCAACTCTCCAGCCTCGTCATTATCCAGTCCGCTTCGCTCTTCGCTACTCCCGACTTCATCTTCCTCCAAAACCCGCCCTCGCTCTGCGTGTACGCCGCCCTCGGCATCGTTCTCGGACGGTCCTTCATCTTCTTCCGGCGTGACGTCAATAAGGCCATCGGTGTAGCTCTCCTCTAGCTTCTTCAACTCTTCCAAAACCTCTTCCTTGCTCATGGAGTCTATGCTCCCGTAACGTACCTCTGAACGAGAAATGTAAATGTCTCCCTGAGCCAAACCACGCGCCTTCTCTGCCTGTACTGCCGCAGAGTAGGCCCCATTCTCTAAAGCATCATCCCGGATATCCTTCAGATCCCGAACATGACGCTCATACGTGACACCATACTTCGCATCTAACTCAGCCTGCTGCCGCCGGATCTCAGCAACAACATGCGGAGAGATAGCTATATTCGTAAGCTCCCAGGCACGAGAGTGCGCGGATCTAGGGGCGTAGCCCGCACGTATCGCTGCCTCCCTCATGGTGATCATGCCATCGTTCGATACCAACTCGCCCACGAACCGGCGTTGCTTGGGAGTGAGGGCTCGGTCAGAACCTTTAGGTAGATTTCGTTTTTGAACAATTTTTTCGAAATCTGTTTTGATCACGCGACTGACAGG